AACGTCTGGCTCGCGCACCGGGTGTGCAACCTCCGGAAGGGCAACAGGGTGCCAGTGGAGGCTCCCGCAAGCCTCTGACCTGCGGGAACGCGGCACGCTGGTGGAAATGTCCGTTTTTTGATCGCACCCCCCTTTGACCCAGCCCACGCCTGAAAACTTTATCCCCCCGCTGTTTTTTCACAGGGCAAGATGATCATGGGGTGGTGGGGAATGGCTTCAGATTTCCCGCCCGGTCTTGGTGAGCGAGGTTCCCGGCTCTGGCGGGATACGACGGCTTCGGGCTCTCTGACTCCGGCGCACTTGGTGCTTCTGGAGGAGGCTTGCCGTCTCGCTGACCGGCTGGATTGGCTCAACGCGATTGTCCTGCGTTGGATGTCGCCCGTCAACGCGGATGACGAAGAGGACGGGCCGAATTCGGGGGGCATTCAGCAGCTTCTGGCGGAGGCTCGGCAGCAGGCGACTGCTCTTCGGGGGCTTCTGGCGGAGATTCGGCAGGGCTTGAAGGGTTCGGCGGCGCCTGCGTCCAATCAGGCCGAGGGTGCGGGGGGTTCGGGTGTCTCGGATCTCTCGGCGCGTATCGCTGAACGGCGCAAGCAAGCCCAGGGTTGAGCTGTCGCCGCCTTACGAGTACTCGCTGGGCCCGGAGGCGTGCGAGCTGGCTGAGCGGGCGGGCTTGATTGCGGATCCGTGGCAGGCGGATGCGGTGAATCTGATGCTGGCGTGCCGGGCTGACGGCAAGTGGGCGTGCTACGAGTACGGCGAGATCGTGGCCCGGCAGAACGGCAAGGGCTCGATCCTGGAAATCCGGGCGCTCGCCGGGTTTCTGCTGCTGGGCGAGCAGTTGATCATGTGGTCGGCTCACGAGTACAAGACGTCGATGGAGGCGTTCCGCCGCTGCCGGACGCTGCTGCGGCGACTCGGCAAGCAGGTCAATCCGAACAACGAGAACTTGTGGGATGTCGACGGGGTCATCGTCAAGGTCGTCAACACGAACGGCGAGGAAGGCTTCGAGCGGCTCGACACCGAGGCCCGCATCAAGTTCGTGGCCCGCAGCAAGGGTTCGGGCCGTGGCTTCTCCGGTGATCTCGTCATCATCGACGAGTCGTTCGCGTTCACCGCGGAGCAGCAGGATGCGTTGATGCCCGCAATGGCGGCCCGCCCGAACGCACAGATCATCTACACGTCGTCGCCGCCGTTGAATGGCGAGTCCGGCGAGGTCATGTTCAACCTGAAGCGCCGCGCGGATGCCGGTGGCGACGACAGCCTCGGCTGGCGGGACTGGGGTGTCGCGGGCGACCTCGACCACCTTGACGACATCGACCTCGACGACCGGAGTTTGTGGGCGGCGTCGAATCCGGCGCTCGGCCGACGCCTCACGGAGGAGACGATCCTTCGGGAACGCCGCTCCATGGGCAACGCCGGATTCGCGCGAGAGCGGCTGTGTGTCTGGCCGAGGATTTCGCAGGGCAACACGGTCATCGACCCTGCGGTGTGGGTGCGGTTGACGGACGCAGGTTCGCAGCGTGACCGTGAGGCCGGCGTCGCGATCGGCGTGGATATCAGCCCGCTGCGGGACTACGCGGCAGTGCAGGTGTACGGGCTGCGTGGCGACGGGCTGGGGCATACGCAGTTGGCGGACTACCGGCCGGGCACGAAGTGGCTGATCCCGCGCTTGAAGGAGCTGCGGGAGGCGCTGGAGCCGATCTCGATCGCTATGGGGCGTGGCACGTTCGCGTTCTTGGAGACGGCGTTGGACGCGGCAGACTTTCATCGGCCGGAGGATCCGGAGGCGCCGCAGGCCGGGGATCTGGCGGTGACGAACGCGGTCGACATGGCCGCGGCAGCCGGCCAGCTACTGGAGGCCGTGCGCGAGGAATCGTTCCGCGTCGTCCCGAACCGACACCTCGATGTGGCAGTCGCCTCGGCGAAGACCCGGCAGACCGGCGAGACGATCGCGTGGACGACGAAGGGCGTCGAGGGCGACATCAGCCCTCTGGTGGCGATGACGCTGGCCCGCTGGTCCTATGTGACCCGCTCGCATCTGCTTGAGGGCAGTCAGTACGACGTTCTGCAATCGATCTTCTGAGGGGTGGTCGCATGGATTTTCCGGAGCACCTCGAAGTGAAGCGGTTCGGGTACCTCATTCCGGTGTCAGCTGAGGCACTGATAGACGCGGGGCTGCCGCTGCCTGACGGCATGGAGCCTCCTCCTGCGAGCCCGCCGGTGCCGTGGCAGAAGCGCTTGCGGTGGGCCTGGCGCGATTTCCTGTGGAACTCGCGCCGCCGAGTCGGCTTCTGGATCGCCGGATATGAGCCCGAAGACGACTGGTGGTAGGGGGCGTGATGGCGTTCGGGCGGTGGTTCCGTCGCGCTCCGAAACGGTTGGTGTCGGAGGATGCCGGGCCGGTCCTGGTGGGTGACGTGTGGATGGATGCGCGGGGGCATTCGTCGAGTGACTGGCGGGCGACGGCGCGCGCCACGTGGGGGCGGCGGCTCGGCCTGGCAGCGCGCGGCTTCCGAAGCGTCGGGGCCTGGCTGGTGGGCGTTGAGGCCCGCTCGGGGGTGGAGCAGCGCTCCATCACGTCGGTGCCGTGGTCGCATGGAGGCGGCGGAACCGGCGGCGGGTCCGTGAGCGTGGAGCGGGTGCTACGGCTGGCGCCGGTGTACGCGGCCGGACGGATCCTGGCATCGAACATCGCTGCCGCGCCGCTGCGGCAGTTCAGGGAAGTCAACGGGTCGGTTCAGCAACTCCCGCTGGCCAGCCTCTTCGCGAGTCCGTCGACGCAGGGCAACTTCAACGACTGGATCTGGCGGGCCATCCTGTCGATGGTCTACCGGGGCAACGCCGTCGGCTACGTCACGGCCCGCGACTACTACGGCTCGCCGACCATGGTCGAGTGGCTGCCGATGGACTGGGTGCAGGTCATCGACTCGATGCCCTACGGCCCCGGTTCCTTCGTCAATCCGATCTGGTACGTCCTGGGCAACGAGGTCGACGCCACGGACATCGTCCACATCCCATGGTTCACACTGCCGGGCAAGATCTTGGGCTTGTCGCCGATCGGGGCGTTCGCTTCGATGGCGACGACGAACCTGGCGGCGCAGGAGTACATGGAGGCTTGGCACGCCACCGGTGGCGTCCCGCCGGGCACCTTCAAGAACACGACGCAGATGGTGGACCAGGCGGACGCCTCGGTCATCAAGGCGCGTCTGATGGAGGCGATCCGGACCAGGCAGCCGATCGTCTACGGCAAGGACTGGGACTACTCACCGATCACCGTCCCGGCCTACGAGGCGCAGTTCATCGCCACGCTGAAGCTCGGCGCCACGCAGCTGGCGGCGATCTACGGGGTGCCGCCGGAGCTGATCGGCGGCGAGACCGGCGGCTCGATGTCCTACAGCAGCCCGGAGCAGCGGGAGATCGAGCTGATTCAGCTGACGCTGCTGCCGTGGATGAGCAAGCTCGAATCCCACCTGAGCATGCTGACGCCGCGCGGACAGTGCGTGAAGTTCGACGCCGACGCCCTGATCCGTCTCGATCCGCTCACACGCTGGTCGATCTACGAGAAGCAGCGCCTCATCGGCGGCGCGAACATCGACGAGATCCGCAACAAGGAGAACATGCCGCCGCTGCCGGACGGTAAGGGCCAGGACTACACACCGTTGCCCATCCAGGCCGGCACGTCGATCACTCCACCGGCGATCCGCAGTGCAGTCGACGATCTGCGGCTGCGTCTGATTCAGGGGAGTGACCAAAAGCATGGCTGACCAGGGCAAGACCACGCCGACCGCCGTAGGAGGCAACACCGTGGAAACAGAGCGCCGGTACACCTCCGGCGATACAGGCAAGGCCGAACTGCGCGCCGACGGCGGCGCGAAGAAGATCGGCGGCTATGCCGCGGTCTTCAACCGGCAGTCCCGCAATCTCGGCGGTTTCATTGAGATCGTCGACCCGATCGCCTTCAATCAGTCCCGCGGGGACGGCTGGCCGGACGTCATCGCCCGCTACAACCACGACGACAACCAGCTGCTGGGCACGACCGCGGCTGGCACGCTGCGGATGGGCCTGGACGCTTACGGCCTGTCCTACGAGGTGGACCCGCCGTCGTCCATGGCGCATGTGACCGAGCTGGTGCAGCGCGGCGACGTCCGCAAGTCGTCGTTCGCGTTCCGCACGGTCGCGGACGACTGGGCGACGACCGAGCAGGGCTATCCGCTGCGCCGCCTCACGGGTGTGCAGCTGGTGGATGTGGCGCCGGTCAACACCCCGGCTTACCCGGACAGTTCGGCGGGTCTGCGGTCGCTGGCCGCCAAGTTCGACGCGTCACTCGAAGAGGTGCGGTCGATGGCCCAGGCCGACGAGCTCCGCAAGTTCTTCGTGCGCAGCGACGGCCCGCAGACCAAGAAGGCGGCCCGCAAGGGCATCGCCGGGCATGCAGCGGCAGCGGCTCTCCTTGCCCGCCGGGAAGACCCCTACGTCTGAGGATTCTCGTCCCAGACCTGAGAAAGACCCCCGTGATGGGGGCGGCGCGCCGTTCTAGGACCGCGTAGCCGCATTGCCACGGCGCCGACTTGGGATCTCCCGGTTGGTGTCCGCTCTGGATGCGGTGAAGCACACAACGGGATGACGTGCGACACGAGGAAGCGATCAGCGGACCGCCGGTAGCGAAGAGGCGCCGGCCGCCGACACCCCTGGGTGTGGGACCGCGCGGGCTCCCCGTTCGAGATCGAATTTCGAGCGGACGAGGAGTCCACACTCATGTCTGAAATGGTTCAGAGGCTTCGCGAGCGGCGCGCCCAGGTCTGGGAGCAGATGAAGGGCATCGCCGACCGGAGCACCGAGGAGAACCGCAACCTGACGGCCGAGGAGCAGGGCCAGTGGGATGTGATGAACGAGGAGCTCGACAAGCTCGACACCCGCATCAAGGCGGCGCTGGACACCGAGCAGCGGGCCAAGGACGCCGACGCGGCGTTCGAGCGTCTCAACGGCAAGGGTTCCGGGCAGCGCGGCGGTTCCGGCGCAGGCCAGCAGGAGCGCCGGGGCGAGCAGGGCCCGGCGGGCGGCGGCAGCGGAAGCGGTGCGGAGGAGCTGCGTTCCTTCCTGCGCGGTGAGCGCGGCCGGTTCTACGACGTCAACCCGGAGGGCCCGGTCGACTACCGCACCCTGGTGAAGGGAACGTCGACCGCGGGCGGCAACACGGTTCCGACCGGCTTCTACGACCGGCTGATCACGCACCTCATTGAGGTGTCGGCGATCATGCAGGCCGGTGCGACGATCCTCAACACCAACTCGGGCGAGGTCATCCAGGTCCCCAAGACCACCGCGCACTCCTCGGCGGCGATCGTCACCGAGGGCAACGCGATCGGCGTGTCCGACCCGGCGTTCGGTCAGGTCCCGCTCGGCGCCTACAAGTACGGCACCCTCATCCAGGTCTCGCGTGAGCTCCTGGATGACACGGGCGTCGACCTGGAGGGCTACCTGGCGATGCAGGCGGGCCGCGCGCTCGGCAACGCGTTCGGCGCGCACGCCATCACCGGTACGGGTACGTCGCAGCCGCGCGGTGTTATCACCGACGCCACGCTCGGCGTGACGGGCGGCACGGGCGTGACGGGCGGCTTCTCCGGTGACAACATCATCGATCTGTTCTACTCGGTGATCGCCCCGTACCGTGCGTCCGCCTCCTGCAAGTGGATCATGAAGGATGCGACGGTC